TAGCCAGAGAGGATGCGGGCGAAATCCCCGCACAGCACCACCATATTTAAGGATTGTAAATGGATAATAATAAGTTTGATCATTTAGTTCCGAAAGTTGCGAACGATCTATTGATGGATTTTTTTAGAAACCTAGAAAGATATCCTGAGTTTTCCGAAGTGATAGATACATCACCATTGCTTAATCTGACGGTCGGTGTTTTTATCGGAACATTAGTTAATGTGCTAGATAAAATAAAAGAACACACTATAGGTGAAGTGAGGTTGATAGAGAATATTAATCTAACACAACGCACAATTTTAGAAGCAATAGAGAAATTACCTTTTGTGAAAAAAATAGAATGGATAGAGAACACATGAATTTCAAAGAAGCATACGAACATCTTAAAGAAGGCAAAAAGATTCGAAGAAGATCATGGCCTGCATCGATATATTTAAAACGATCTCAAGCATTAATACTTGGCGAAGATGATCAATATAAATGTTTTAGGCAAGAGTGTGTTCCCTATAATATTGATCTTTCTATTATTGATTCGAATGAATGGATGATTTTAGGAGAAAGCAAATTGCTGTCTTTTTCAGAAATTATCGAGCCATTGATGCAAGGAAAAAATGTCAGGTTGAACAATTGGCCTGATAGTTGTTTTTTAGAAATGGATAAATCAAAAGATGTATTTTTACGTAGGATAGTTGAGTTTGATTTCAAACCTTCATTTTCATGTTTTGCTTCAACAGATTGGGAAATTTTAGAATAATGAAAAAATATTTAATTATGTTATTAGCTTTACCTATTGTTTGTTCCGCAAAACCAACAGCGCTTGCGGTAGCCGCTTCACAAAATGTGACAACACAAATCATGCAACCGACTGATATAAACAGCGCACATGGTATTAACTTAACAAATGATACAACTAAACCACAAATGTTTTATTGGACAATTACTCTATGTCCCGATACTCAGCCAGAACGTTGTCAATCATTTAGCGATCATACGTCGCTTTATCCAGGTCAAAAGTGGAGTAAAGTTTACAACCTTAAGTCAACTATCGTTTTCAAAGCAATTGGTAGTAAATCGGTAACAGCAAAAACAGAAATTACAGGCGCAGCCTATAGTCTTGCTTTAGATCAAAAATATGTGGATGTGCATTACTAATGAAAGAGGTATGTTTCAAATGCAAAGGCGAACTAAATGAAACGCCTGTTAAATTCAATGGGAAGTATTGGTGTAATTGGCACATTCCAGCTAAATATTTTGATCCACGCTATGAACATCTAATTGATGAAGAGCAATTTAATAAAAATATTAAGGAATTGAATAAGTGAAATGCTATTACACTCAAAGCGTAAATAAGGATGTACATTACTAATGACAAATGAAGAAATAGAAAAAATGATACACATGAATCAGCGATTAAATTTAATTCTAGGTTATGCGCTTGGATTTGTAACTAAAACAGCTCGTCAAAGCGACGAGGATGAAAGTAAATATCGATGGCTAATATGTGCGGTAGAAAACTTGCTATATCTCGATAAACCACTTCCACCGATGCCATAGGATTTAATATGCAAGCACACTGCACCCAAAATACTGATCGAGAATGCAGAAATGAGGATTGCTGTTTGAAGAAAACAAAATGTGAAAAATGTGATGATCATGGATCATATATCGTACATGGCGTAATTGATGAACCATTAGAAATTGATTGTGAATGCAAAATAGATGATATTCATCGTGAATTGGTAATTAAAGACAATTTAGTCGTGGGGTTGAAATGACAATCGAACTAGACGAGAAAAGTTATATTGTCGGAATGTGGTTTTCTTCGTGCTCCAAAACCGGCAATGATGTTTTGATGTGTGTGATTGCTCATCCAAAGAAGAAAGGTTTATTTAAAGGATGGAGTCGAACTCGTTATTGTACTAGTCCAGAAATATTCAATAATGACGATAAAAAGATTTGGAATAGTTTTATTAGTCGCAAAGGCCAAACTGAGGATGATTTAATTGAAATTATGAATAATATTCATCAAGAATCCAGAATGGCTTATGACTGCTTAGATAAAATTATCGTACGCGGTAGCCTAGCAAAATTGATGGAAATGGCACCTAAGCATCATTGGATGAACATGCAGCAAGTTCAATAGGATTAAGATGATTTCATTTATACCGACTCATGATGTTACTGACATATCAGATTCCGTCTTAGAAGATAATGGAAAACTAAAATTATTTCCTAGTAGTTTTTGGAGAAATTTAAATTGGAATGACTTCAGAGTTTTTTGTCATAAAAAAGGGCGCTATGGAATTCCTACAATTGAAATGATCGATTTTCTAAAAGAAATAATTGGGAATAGAAAAGCAATTGAAATTGGTGCCGGTAATGGCGATTTAGGTTATCGTCTTGGCATTCACATGACAGATAGTAAATTACAGAATAGACCTGAAGTAGCACTTGAATATAAATTGATGGGACAACCAACAATCGACTATCCTGATGATGTTGAAGAAATGGAAGGATTGATTGCAGTATTAACACATAAACCAGAAGTCGTGATTGGTTCGTGGGTTACAACTTACGGAAATCCTTACACAAATAAATATGGGTGTAATTTATATGGCATCAATGAAAAATTAATGATTTGTCACGTTGATACTTATATTTTGATCGGCAATATTGATCAACATGGCGATAAGCCAATTATGGATTTGCCACATAAAGAATATATTTTCGATTGGCATGTAAGCCGAGCAAAAAATCAAAGTAACAATCGAATATGGATTTGGAGCAAACATGACTAGTTGGTTATTAGCATCAGCATTTTCTTGTGTTCTATTTGTTATTTTTAAATGGAATGTATACCAATTAGTGATGGTGACATGTGTATTTGCAATATTCCTTAACACGACGAGAATTTAAATGTTTTATAAACTTGATGAAAACAAAAATGCAGTACCTTGTTCATGTGATGAATGGGGCGATCAAATACAAGAAATGACGAGGACACGCACTAAACATGTTAATCAAGAAACAGTTGGCGACTATTGGATTTCAACCGTTTGGCTTGGATTAGAGCATGGATATAACAAAAATCGCCCATTAATTTTTGAAACGATGATAAAACATAAATCGAAAAAATGGCTTGATTATCAAGCGCGTTATTCGACATGGAAAGAAGCGGAAGAAGGTCATAAACAAGCGGTTGAATGGGTTAAAAATGGGTGCAAAGACGAAGATGAAATCATCAGTGACGAATGAACGCGGACATTTTTTAAATGATGCGCAAAAGAATGTTAAAAGAGAAATAATGCTTAATCTTTTAAATGGTTTATTTGGAGAGATTCAAAAAAATAGTGAACTTTTTCCAGAGCCTCAACATATAACCGATCTAATATTTTCTGTGTTGATTATGTTTAACAGAGACACGCTAGCACATACGTTTGAAACATTTAAGCTAACAGATCAAGGAAGCAAGATCATGCGACAATTATTTGAAGCTGTTAGAAAGGAAGTAGTAGATAAACTGAGAGTAGGGAAAAACTAAACGGATGCAAAGAAAATGAATAAAATACCTAAAAGAGAAAGCGATTCTTACGTATGCGAAGCATGTAGAAAAACATTCTATTTTTCGCCGGAATCTGATTGGAGCGAGAAAGATGCTCTGGAAGAATATAAAAAAGATCATCCAGACACTCAACATCATCCTGCTGCAAGAGTGTGTGATAATTGCCATAAAAAGATAAAAGCATGGCTTGCGACACTCTCTCCTCGTCAAAAAGAGGAAATGAGAAAGAAATATGAAAAAGAGTTTTTGAACTAACTGACTATAGGATGAAATAATGAGCATTGAGGATTTTGTCAAAGAACGAGAAACGCCTTACAGTAAAATTACTGCTGTAACCGTTAATGATGATGGCACAGTTTCCTATACAGAGAAATATGATCTCACTCATCCACTCTGTCCTGTTGTCAAAATAAATGATAGGCCGCAAACACTGACACTTAATCAACGCATCCCCAAATTTCATTTTGAGATTATTCATGGCAGCGTTGATTATAATTTACCCGAAAACTGCGCACAAAATACCCGAAAGTTGGATATTAAATAATCACCGGCTATTTTGATCACTATATATACTAAAAACAGCCTTTTTTGCCTAAGCTGTGAGCAATTACCGGTAATTGTAATTACCGGAATTATGAACTGAGGATATGATGGAAAAATGTTGTAAACAAACTTTTCAATTAGCACTAGAACAAGTTCTATTCACAATAAGAAGCTGTGAAATAACCGATATAACAGAATTATGTAAAGCTATCAAATATGGGATAGAACTTTTAGAGAAGACTGAGGAAAAATGATGAATCACCAAGACGATGAAGGTAAGTGGAAACCCGAAAAAGACTGTCTGTGTCAGCAATGCTGGTATTATGGCATCGGCTGGAAAGATGCAATGATAGCTTACAACCAATTTATCTTTGCTAAAGAAACATCGCATATCATAAAAGATATGATGGAACACAACGAAAAAGAGCCTTATAGCAGTGATGAAATTGTTGAAACAATGATGCAATCCTTAAAGAGAGTTTATGATGGAAAAGTGGATAAGCGTTAAAGAAGAGCTTCCTATCAATATGTCCCATGTGTTGGTTTGGTTTGCTGGACTATATAACGAATATAAAATTGCTTGGTACCATTTAGGACATTTTTATCAAAATATTCTTATTGATGAAGATATAACAAAATGGGTTACTCATTGGATGGCGTTGCCACCACCACCGGAGAAAAAATAATGAAGTGGATAAGTGTTAAAGAAAGACTACCAAATCATGACGAAACTATTTTGGTTTGCACACCGACAGGTCAAGCTGTTTGCGTATTTGTTGATTCTATAAAGATGAACGAAGTGCTTCGCAAAAAAGGCTATCCAGGCGAATGTGTCGATACAACTAAAAACCCTTATTATTTTTGTTCGCAAGAAACTAAACAACATACTTTGAATGGCGTCAGTCATTGGATGCCATTACCGGAGCCACCAAAATGAAAGACAAAAAATATTATCAACCTGTATTAACCGAAGATGAAATTGCTGATGCCGCTGTTTTCCAAAAGAAATGTCTGGAAGCTTTTGCGGAAATATCGCATAAATATAATGATGGTAAAAATTTCGAAATATTCTCGATAGGAATATCACTTGTTATTTCCAATTTCCTATCAACGATAGGCATAACAAAGATTGATACTTACTTGGATGACATGGTAGCAAACATTAAACGAATTCATGACAAAGTACGCGAAAGCTCTTCTTATATGGAATATCGTAAAGGCGTCAAAATTAACGAAGGAAATTTTAATTAATGAGTGAAATCAAATTCGACCAAGAATTAATAGCATCTTTATGTCTTGAAATTGGTGATAGACAAAGATTAATAGCTAAACTATTTGCGCCCATGGAAGATCAAACGATTATAAAGCATCTCGCAGCATCAGCAATTCATAATACAATGTTCATGAAAGATGTTTATAACCATCTCGAAGGAACAAAAGAACCCGTTTCAGCTCTCACAAAAAAGTTTCTTGATGAGTGCGGGTGTGACTTTAACAAAGAAGATAAAAATGAATGAATTTTTAAAACAATGTTTTTGTCCACATAAAGATATAACAACGACCACTGAAGTTTATGTTGGTTCTCCATTTATTGTTAAATCTTTAATTCAGTGTTCAACTTGTAAAAAAACATTCGCACAACATCCTAATGCGAAATGTTGCCACGTTGAGCACATTCATCATCAGATGATATGGGAATATATGATGAAAGATGTTTCAAACTTTAAAAAACAAGGAAGCTAGTATGTTTAATGAATTAGAATTTAGAATTGAACTTCTTCAAGACAGAATAAAATCTTTAAAAAGACAATACAAGTCAGCTCTAACAGTAATTATATTCTGCATCGCTGTTTTAATATTTGATGGATATGTTTATTTTCATCAAGGGTTATCAAATACAACATTGATTTGCTTAGGCGTAATATTTTCTAATGTTCTATGGTTTTTGTCATCATTATTCGAAATTGAATATGAGAGAAAATCAGAGTCTTGTTCTTTAAAGCACTATCAAACTCTCCAAGAGTCAAACATTTATGTTAAGATAGTGGAGAAATTACAAAAAACCGAAATGCTTTATCATGAATTAAATAGAGATATGCAGTCTATCGTTAATAAATCTAAGACTGTTTGTCCCGAAAGTACGCCACCAAAATCAGAGTCGCCAGTGGTGGAAAAGTAGTGGTACAAATATCCAATAATTTATTGCCCTCGTTTGGCCTATATAAATAGGCCACGACAGTTAAAATATAAAGGACTGCTAACCCGAGCAATATTTGTTTTGCTGCGATGAATTTATCTTTTTCAGTTATTTTGCCGCTGATATGAATTTCAAGGTTTTGTGAATCGAAAGATTTTACTTTATAGATATCCTCTAACAATCTGTTACCCGCTTCCAGTCGGTTTTTCATCGCACAATTATTTTTGTTTCATGATTTCCTTTTCTTGCAAATAGCTCGCCGTGTGTTTTATCAACATGACAGGCTATTTTTAATATAGCTAAGGCTTTTGAAATGATTTCTGCTTTTGTTTCCACTTTATAATGACTCATTAACTCTTTTAGAGATTCTGATGCTCTTTTATCTAATTGTAATGTGAGTTCAGTCATATAGTCCCGTTTAGCGTTTACCGCCTAGATTCAGGCGGTAATTTTGCATATTCAACATGGATAAGCAATCACTATTTTTTCTTATGCTTTTTCTTAGGCATCTTTTCTTTTTTCATTGGCATTTCTTTTTCCTTTTTGTCTTTCATGGGATATTCCTTTAAGTTAATTGAAAGAATATATATTATAGTTTTTTAACCGAAGATAAAAGGAATTATCTATGCCATTAGTTAAGGGCGCAAAAGCAAAAAGCAAGAAAGGATTTTCCACTAATGTGAAGCGTGAAATGGAAGCCGGTAAACCACAAAAACAGGCCGTTGCCATTGCTTATTCTGAAGCACGTGCGGGCAAAAAGAAAAAGAAAAAAGGGTCTAAGTAAGACCCTTTTCGCTCAAATCAAAGATCGGTTAAGCCTGGTTCTTCCAAGGGTGATTCAACTTTTGGTGCTTCTTTTTCTTTTAACAACTCGTCTTTTTCTTTCAATAGCTGATCTTTCTTAGCAAGTTCAGCGGTTAGTTCTTCATTTGTCTTTTTAAGCACCGCAGCTTCAACCAAAGAATCATGAAAACGCTTTTCTAGCACAGCAAGACCGGCTTTAAAATTAATATTAGCGCTTAAAACTTCACGAAGGGTTTGATCAAGAGCGTTCTTTTGTGCGTCCAGTTGCTCGATAACATCTTTCAAACTTTTATTTTCAGACGCGTATGCAGTATTTTTTGCTTGTAAATCTGTTACAACATCCATTTGTGTTTCTCCATGAAATAAATGACATTCAAACATAATCTTTTCATGGAGAAAGCACAATATCTAATTACAAACCGATTAAATCACCGATCTTTGCCGTATCATCCACCTGTTTTAAAACATAAGGTTCAGGCGGTGTATAAGGTGATTTCCCATCGTACACAATCAAATTCATCAATGTACCAGGCGGCACATTCTTTGTTACTTCTACATAGTTTCCATTTTCATCCCAAATACCCGTTGTTAAAGGCATTTCTATTGAATTTAATAAACCCCAAGCCATAAATTATCCTCTAAACGAAATCCATAAATATAACAACACCAGGTTGACCGGCGGTAGTACTACTATTTACTAAACCAAATGCAATTGCACCGCTTGATCCGGAACCATAGCCAGTTCCTGCTAATCCCGCTGTTGCACCAGAACCGGAACCACCCACACGTTGCCGTCCACCTTGTCCCAATGGATTACTGCCACCAAATCCACTTTGTGCGATAGCAGTTGTCGAGCTAAATCCAATGCCACCTGAACCACCATCAATTTGAACAGGTGAGCTTCCGCTATTGACTGTTCCACCTGCCCCGCCATTGGCTGATCCAACACTTCCCGATGCTGCCGAAATACCACCACCAGCACCACCGCTCCACTGTACATAGCCAGTAATAAGCGTTGAGCCACCTGTATTTCCTGCGGCTGCACCTGATGATGTACCGCCAGCACCGATTGTAATCGAAATTGTGGTTGGTGCTGTAATTACGCCTTCACCATAACCACCAGCGCCACCACCACCACCGACTGATACAGCGCTTGTATTACCCGCTGCACCACCACCACTTCCACCACCACCGCAGCCTCTATACCATGTGTATTTAGTCCCTGACGTTGCAGTATAGGTTCCGCTGCCCGTAATAACCTGCATAACAACTTGCGAAATCCCTGTCCCTGCTGGGGAAGCCCACGTCCCATCACCGCGCCAGAATGTAGTGCCTGATGCAGACGTACCGCTATTTAAACTACCGACTGGGACTTGGACAGCACTTGGTAATGATGTCGTCCAAGCGGGAACGCCTGAACCATTCGTAGCGAGGACGCTATTGTTTGCAGTCGTAAGTCCTGTTACAGCATTTGCACTCGATGCATATAAAAGCGTGCTAACAGAATAGGTATCAGCAAATGTTGAGGTGCTATAAACATTATTCGTTCCATCCGATCTTAATAACTTGCCCGCTGTGCCTGATGCGCTTGGATAAGTCGGAGTTGACCAAGCAGATATTGCACCACTGACTGATTGCAAAACCTTTCCTGATGCACTTGGATTAGCTAAGAATTGTGGGACTGAACTTGCATCCGTCACTAAAACACCACCAGCCGCAGAACTCAATCCAGCAACCGTATTGGTTGAGCTTGAATAGAGAAGTTGATTTGCGGTTGTAGTAGCAGGATATGCTGCGGTTGACCAAGCAAGTCCCGTCGCAGCACCTGAACTGACCTGCAATATTTGGCCATCCGTTCCGCCCACCGCAAGTCTGACGTTTTGTGTAGAGTAACCAATCAAATCACCTTTTGTGGTTAAGGGTGAAATGTTATTAAACGATGTTGTTTTATTAGCGACATCACTTAAGTTGTTTGCCTTCAGCAAAACCATGCTTGCTGAAAAAGTAAATTGGCTGAAATTAATCGCATCAGTACCGACAGCCGAAACAGTCGCGGTTTCAATAAATGAAGAACCACCATAGGAGGTACCGTTATTGATAACGACTAAATCACCAGGCTGTATTTCCGCGGGTTGGTCATAGTCAGTTGCACGAGTTAATACCCAAGCAACAGCGCCTGACCCTTGGTTAGTTAAGGTATAAATACCATTTTGCAATGAACTTGCTTGTACCCAAACCAAGATACGCGCATTCGTCGGTGGGGTTGTGCCATCAGTAGTAAACTGTGCTAACGCGCCCGAGTTCGTGAGCGTTGCTCCAATACCGGATGCACCATTTGCATAGGTTGCGGTAAGCGCCCCTGTTGTTGCCGCATAACAAGCAGGTTGAACAGTTAAACCTGTAGCGACAGTATCAACATAGTTTTTTGTCGCGGCATCTTGTGGATTAGTGGGATCGAGCAAGGAAACAATTTTATTCGATCCCATATTGATTTGGCCGCTCATCGTACCACCCGAAAGCGGTAAATAACTTGCAAGTTGCGTGCTTAAATAATTAAGCGTGACGGCATCTTGAGAAGCGGAGGGATTAGTCAAATTGGTAATTTTATTATTGCCCATATTGATAATGCCTGACATCGTTCCGCCTGTTAATGGCAAAAACACGCCCGATGTTTGGGAAGTCACATAAGCCATTGTTGCAGCATCTTGGGGATTGGTCGGATCGGTTACATTAGTTACTTTATGGCTATTCATATTAAGCGCTTGTGCTTGTGCGCCTAATGCAGTGATAAGCGTACTGCTTGATGATGTCCAGTTAGTCCCATCCGATACCAAAACATTTCCTGCCGCGCCTGGCGAGACTGGGAATGTGCCCGTTGTCCAAGTGGGTGCGCCTGCGCCACCCGATGTTAAAAGCTGTCCGGCAGTTCCTGGTGCCAATAACGCAAGAGAGCTTGCAGTAGAATAAGGAATCGCGCCAAGAGTCGGTGTTAAATTTGCATTGGTTCCACCTTTGCTCATCGTCAAAAAATTTGAGATGGGATCAAATCCGAAAAGGATGGAAATTTGAGAAAGCGTTTCTTTCTGTGTCACACCGCCTTGTACGACCGGCAAAAAATCCGTATACAATGCGCTAGAAACTGCGGATAAAGCAGAAATTTTTATGCCAGCCATTTTAAATCCTTTTAAAATGATAAGACGAAAATAAGGGGCGGTATTTCACGCCCCTATCGATTACGCTACGCGTTGCACTAATACAGAGACATTCACCGTACCGGTTGAGTAATCGGTCGTGCCGCCTGCATATTTAGCCACTAAAGCAGCGCCTGCCGCTGTAGAGGTATTCATTGCAACTGTTCCGGCTAATGGATTACCAGTGCCCCCCCAAATAGTATTGACTGGTGTCCCCAATAGCGCCGCTGTAATACCCGCATTATTGTAAACAGTCGTACCGTCAGTGATTTGCACTAAACGATCGCCACCACCACCAGAGAAACCGGAAGCGGAATAGTTCACAATGACATTTCTAACTTTGTACTGTTTGGAACCCGAGGATGCCTGAATGGTGACAGATCCACCGGTTGCAAGCGCTGCGGCTGTCAACGCAACGTCTTGCCATACAAGATCAGAAATCGCGTCTGGGCTTGCGAAGCTTGTGAACGCATATTTATTTGCAGCTTGGCTAAATCCTAAGTTCGTAACCGCTGAAGATGCGCTTGCCAAATCAGATAGGTTATTAGCGACTTGCAGATAAAGCGATGAACCCGCTGCGGTAATGGTCGTAAAGTTAATGTTATTTGCGCCGGATGTAATCGGGTTACCGATTGCGGCAGGCAGTGGCTCAACCACAGTCCACATCGATCCACCAAAAACCGTACCAGCCGATACGGGCACATATTGACCGCCTCTGATTTGTTCACGGCATTGGAAGTCACCACGACGTGTTAAGACAGCGGCAACCCCTGTTGCGCCTGCTACGGTGCACTGATAGATACCATTTTGGAACGCAGAGCTTTGGCCTGCTAACAAAACGAAATCATTAATGTTTACCGCAACGCTATCAATCGTCAAAGCACCCGTTGCATACGTAAACGTCGCACCAACACCGTTATTTAAAGGGCCGTTAAAATACGTGCCGCTTTGGTTTGAGCTTGCGACCACACGAACAGACGCTAATTGTTGAAACGCATTCAAAGATTCAATCGTAGACATTTTCAAACTCCTTTTAAATTAATCCTAAAATCCATTTAAAAAACTTAAGCTTAAGTTTTTAACTTCCCACCACTATGCTTGTTGCAGTTGTTCCACTCGAATTAATCTGTAAAGAACAAATCGGGTGAAATACACCTGCCGCAAGCCCGACGAGAACCTGTGTCGTGCCATCCCATTTGACGTATGAAACATTTCCAGTAACACCCACGTACAACCATCGCATCTTTTCGCCATACTGTGTATCAAGGGTCGGTATTAGCGTTCTCGCAACACCTGCGAGCATACGTGTTGGCCCCGTAAAATTCAGACCGTCTAATGGTGGGACATCTTGTTTCTGTAAAAAAGCCATTCTATTATCTCCTTATAACTTTAAGTAGGTGTCCACAAATGAAGTGGGCTGCATATTGCCGTCCGTTGGCGAAACACCCGATGAATTTGTGGTAAATGACCAGTTAAGTGTGACAGGTGACGTATTACCGCCTTCTAAGAAACTTATTCCTGATGAGGATAAACCCTGTGTTCCGACAATTGGCACACTGCCCGTATGGGTATGAGCAGGAAGAACCGCCGCCTCACCACCAAGGAATTGTCCCAATGCGCGTGATGTTAATCCGGAACCTGCACCAAATCGCGCAAGTGCTCGTCCTAATGCGCGCGGCAATGTCATTGCTTTGTTAGCAACAAAGTCATTAACCGCATTACCTGATCGACCACCGGCAACGGGCGCCCATGTGTCAATCACAGTCGAATAAAGCAGGTTATAGAGTGGGAAGGTGGATACATCAGCAAGACCTGTGGCACCGGAAGCAGCACTACCGATACTCGTATCATTTAATGGAACCCAGCCGCCCATGGTTTCGGTGTCATAGCCTAATGCAATGTAACCCGTACGAGGCGCATACATCACAGCCTCAATCGCATCATTAGGAACGAAATTAACGCCAGGAACTTGATTGCCCATGTAAGCGGATGGCATTGTGAAATCGATAGTCGTGGTTGCAGTGAAAGGATATTCGACTTGCAAAAATAATCCGTCATTTCCACATTCACCAATGTTTGCGCCGGTAATGCTGGGCACATTGGAAGTCGGCGGTGTAACCGTAAATTTTTGCCATGCATTGCTTAAGGAAAGTACCTGTGTCTGTGTGACAACGCCTAATGTTGCCGATGGGCCGTCTCCAAAAAATTGCAGCCAATTTAATGCAAGATTTGCATTTCCTGCGGTGCATCTTGCAAAAATGGTCAGAGTGACAGCTTGGTTTTGAATATTCTGAACGCCATGTGTAATAGGGAATTGAACACATTTAATGGTTTCACCTGATCCAGCAACAGAGCAATTATAGTGAAGATACTCAAGCGGCGTTGGTTCACCATTCGGAAATGTCTCGCCTGTCGAAAATTTCACGAAATTTAATGTGTCAGTCGCGCCACTTCCATTTTTAATGAAGACGATATCCGGGCCTGCATTAGATGCAGTAAGGGCTAACCCTGAATGCGCACCAGGGGCTATCTTCATAAAATTAGAAGTGGCAACAGGTGTATAACCAATATTATTACGTAACATCACATTGTTTGTGACGAAATTTGTGATGTTGTAAGCATTCGTGATAATACTTCCACCACCACCTGATCCTGGCGAGAAGTCATCAATTGTCCATTGCAGGATGCCATTTGAGTCATAGACTTCAAGGTAATAAAGTTGTGTTGGATTAGCCGTATCAAACTTGAAATAAAATGGGCCTTGCGATCCATTTTCATTAAATAGAATGCCAAGACTTCCAACATTAGGGATTGTCACATACGGCCATGGGGTTAACCCTGTATTATCTGTAAAAACAGGATTTACTACCTGATGATTTAGATTGCTGAATGTTGCAAGATAGCCGCCGCCCAAAGGTCGTCCAACCATATCGGCTATATACCAAATGGGTACGGGTGCTAATGAATATGAAGTCGTTGCCATCTTTATCTCATCCTTGAGTAAATAATGCTTGCTTTTTATCCTAACTTTATTCTATAGTCGATTAATTAATCAACTAGTGGAGCAAAATGATGGGTCTTCTTCTTATACTCTCTATTTATGTTTTTATAAAAGCTGCCAAATTTTTTTCGCAGTGCTAGTTATCATACCTTTTGGTAACGCAGATAATGCACCCGCTGCCAGTAAAGCATTTCTCCATGGTCTGAACGCCATGTGACGCTTATAATCAAGCTGTCCTTGTCTTAACAAATCCGAAATATCATTGTGGCCTTGTATTTGTAAATTCTCATGTATGGCATCAAGCAATCTATTTCGTGCTTCAAGTCCAGCACGCCCATGGCTACGTTCGGCTGCCGAAAATAATGATCGCGCATAATCAGATGCATTTTTGCCGACATCGGATTGGAGCTTAAACAAATTATTGTAGTCACCATAATGCGCTGCATTTAACGCATTTCGATATGGCAATGTATTAGGAAGAAATTGTTTCGCATCTTCAATTAACTGAGGATCAACATTCAATGGGCCAATGTTCCGTTCCTCTGCTAATCCACGGGCTGCTTTTAAATGTTGAGTAGCACCATATTTAGTTAAATGCGGAATAGCCTGCAAAAATCTTGCAACACCCGCTATAGGAAGAGCATTTCTTGCTGTACCACGCAAAGCGGCTTCACCTGAATATTTAGGTGCACCAAATAATTCGTTAATAGCGGCACTCGTATCTTCAGGCGTAATTTTCTGAATCGCATTGGTGACGGCTTCGGGAAGCAAATGCAATCTATCCGATCCATAACGTGATACATCTAATGGAAATTGAGCAAGCGAATTGATTGCTTCATTTGCACCAGCAACACCCTGTCCAAGTGCATGCAATGGATGACGATTAAATAATAATCCAGGCGCTTCCGTTTTCAATTTTTCCCAATAACCAGGGATTGATTGAACTGCATTATAAAATTTATTCGATACGTCAGTTGCTATACGTGGAATGGCTAAAGCCGCGGATTGTCCTAAGGTCTCTTTAGGTTCCTCATCATGAACTCTATATTGTTCGAACTCATCATTAGGTGGCGTCACAGAGGCCGCGCCTGATGGTTCATCTACTCTATATTGTTCAAATTCATCGGCCATTTGTATATCCTGCTTTTTTAGCTGCTTCTACCTTATCATTCGGAATATGATATTTTTGATTATTCTTATACATAATCGTAACCGGAGGATTTAAGATATTATTCACCTTCTCTTCAATATCTTTTGTGCTCACCAATTTATTTGCACGCTTAGTTGCTTCACCTAAGTTTAAATGATCATCTGTCATGTATCCTAGAATAAAATCATTTTTTGTTTCGGCGATTTCTTTAAGCGTTCTAAGTGACTGTAATTTCCCTTGAATAACACCCATTGTGTCATTCTCATCAATTTTAATTTTGTCAGCCAAGTTAAATTCTTTTTCAAGTGCCTTACCTTTAAATGAATTAACGGTAGACGCTTTAAATGCTTGAGCTGTAGAAATAAGATCGCCTATCATTTTTTGTTGTTCAGGCGTTCCATTCTTTGATAAGTACCATAATTGCTTATCTTGGAAATAAGGAATCTGATCACGCATCTTTTGAAATTCAGGATTTTGGGTAATTTGGGTTAATCGATCGAGAATAACACCTGAATTACTCAAATCTAATTGCTGTTTACCGACATCGGCAATTGCTTTCCCTCTTTCATTTCCGAGTTCTTCGCCTTCTTTTATGATGCTTTTAAAGCGAGCAGCATTATTAGCATAATCATCTTGCTTAGGCGTATTTCCATTGTTAGCAATGTTCGATACTTCCTGAGGAGTTGACGTGACATTATTGCCATTTTTATCGTAGGTAGAGGCATTCGCATTATTGCCTTGTATGGTGTATGTCTGCCCTGGTTGTTGTTGTCCAATAGCCGTTCTATCTTGTTGAGACAAGTTAGGCTGATTTTGTAGTAAAGCATTTCCTTGGGTCGGTGTAGAGGAAGTGCCACCAAAATCAAATGCCTTTTTCACAGAATTAACAATTCTTTGAAGTGGCGATTGATTAACACTCTCCATGAGACTCGGAATATTCAACAAAGAATTTCCTGTTGTTTGTCCCGTTCCAGCACCATAAATTAATTGCTTGGCCGCTTCTCTTTGTTGGGGATTTAAGTTCGCAACAAAGTTTTCATTACCCATCAATTTTGCTAAATATTGTGGTTGCATAAAATTGGCATAAGCCAATTTAGACAATCCCTCTGCGGGAACAGTGAGCGGTGCATATTGTGCTTCAACGTTACTTTTTGTCAGCGCATTGATTCCCTGAAGTCCTGTGACAAGTGGGCCACCTGCTTCAACATCCGCGACAACTTTAGGTAATGGTAATGCCATAACAATGTCCTTTTATAATCCGATTATTTTTAGTAAACCACCAATCGTATTATTGAAATCCTGATTCTCACCGGCTTTTTTGCCGTAAGCTGCTTCACCCATCTCTTGTCCTAAATTGCTGAACAAGTTTGTCAGCGCATTTGCAGAACTCTGCCCACCTTGGATTAGATTTTGTTGTCCTGTGCCATATTGAGTATTAATCCCCAATACATTTTGCAGCCATTGATTCATATCTTGCGAACTGATATTGGATGCATTTTGTTGTGCCTGCATTTGAAGTGGTGTTGATCCAGTTAATCCACTTGCTGATCCCAAATTATTTGCAGCACGAATAGCTTGTTGTTGCTGGAATTTAGCAAAAGGCGACTCTTGGTATTTGTTCATCAAACTATTGATAAACCCAGACGGATTCTGCATGCCTTGCAACCAATGCTGATAGTTTCCAATCGCACCGGTGCCTGCGCTCAAAAATGGGTTCTGAACATTTTGCGCTTGGTTCGCATAATGTTGATATTGCTTCATGGCATCTTCATAAGGCGCGCCAGAATTTCCGAATAATCCACTCAAAAATCCCTCTAAGCCACCGCCAGCCAAGCCGCCGTAACTTGATCCCTGTCCACCTGAAGCCCCTGCATTTGATCCACTGAACATAGCTATACATCCTTGTATAGTGTTAGAACGACGTCCAAACCCCAGCCTTGAAGTATTGGGCGCTATCAATTGTTGTATTATATATCATTTGTCCGTTCTGGACATTTTGTAAAGCATTACGTTGGGCAGTCGTTAAGTGCGGCAATAATATACCGCCTGCCGTCAAATAACCGATCAGGTTCATATAAAAAACAGACATTGAACCTACCCAAATATCCGATAGATTTAATGTCCCTTTTTTTACAAGGGCATCATATAAAGGAAACTGGTCGAAGTCTGTTGCCATACTTACTCCGGTAAAACTTCCATTGCCCACGATGCCCCTAAAATAACGAATGGCACCGCATCAAAAAATTCAAATTTCGTCACAAATGCTTGTCCACGTTTAGTTGTTCCAAGTTTTCGCCATAGTGTTCTAAATGTTCGTTGTCCAACATGACCCATTGGTGCTTTAGCGGAATAACCATAAGTTTGACCGCCATCTTTTGATATGGATAAAAACACAAACAAAAGGCCCGGATTTGTTAGCATCAACTCTTGTTCTAATAAGAGATCAACACTTGACTCTGTTTGCAAAGTAAGTCCTGCTTCCGTCAATAAATCTAACTCTTCGAATGTCGGATTTAAGTCGGCCAAACTGCCTTGCAATAAATCGATCTGTAACCGGTCTACACGAATGCGCTGATAACCTGGTGGCACAATGGCGCGAGTGATACGCATACGCCTAATTGCTTCACCATCGTTCGTATAAACGCCCGCATCAACGCTGTAAAGGATAGGGTTTAGGTAATCACCAACGTAATTAATTCCATTGAAATAGGCGTGCGTTTGCGCAGGATGTCTATCACCATTTAGCACTTCTTCTTCGTGCCAATATTTAAAGGGATCACTTTCAGCATCAAGAGAAGGTCTGCTTTGGCTCACGTTATAAACAAACGTGTGATTGGCTAATGTAAAATTCATTCGATAAAAAATGAGACCATTTTCTTTAATCAGAAAAGCACGACAATCAGAAACCTGATCAAGTGACGCATATTGCGCTAATTGAAAATCCAATGCTCTATTGCTAGCTGGTACAGATTCAGTTCCACGTACCTGCATGACGCTTCCCAAGCCATCACGATCCTGCGATAGAAACATCATCAAATCAAAACCAGTCGAAATACTACCAATCGCAGGCGTTCCATATTCCATTAAAAGCGAGTTATTACGCCTGAATGGCAGATTTGTGCCGATACCTTGATTTTCCCATACTTCCGTGAAGTTTTGAGAAAACAAAAATAATCGCCTATGCAATGTACGACATGCCACAATGGTTCCAGGATGCGTGGTAATCGCACCTTGCTGTAGCTGTCCGCTGTTCGTAACAAAGATGGAACCTGAACCCGTCGAAGAAAACGTTATCGCTGTGCCGCCATCGGTTGTTGAGATAGTAAAGGTTGTGCCATTAACTACTGTCTTAACATAATATGTTACACCAACCGCAATAGTCGGTGTTCCCACAGGCAATGTACCACCACCATTGAATGTAATCGGTGTGCCTGGTGCATAATTTAATGTGGTTCCACTTGTTAAAACCAAATTAGGCGAGCCCCCGCTGGTCGCAACAAAACTATTTCCGGTGCCTGTTGTAAAATCTGGCCCCCAGATTAATCCATTGTTGAAACTGGATAATTGAAAATTATTCGTGTCGCCATGTGCAACAATAAAGAATCCATCCAGGAAGCACACATCAATTGGTTTCGCAGGAAATGATGGATCAGTAATTGGCGTAAAGGTTGAGGAAATCGTATCCCATATATAGCCTTTTACGCCGTCTACAAAAATAATCTGAAATTGATTCGCATCGATTCCGACATAGCCGGTCGTTGTCGTCAGTGTTCCTAAAATAGATGTATTACCGGAGGAATCAACTCGATAGACTGAATTACCAATCACGCAATATTCGTTAATATCGCCATCGGAGGGTTGCTTAAAAACAAACTGTGCTCGAAAACCACCTGTCGCAACACTGAAATCAAGTTGTTGATCAACGAGACCCGATGTATTAATTAATACTTTTGGTTTCTTGCCTAAGGGATCAATATACTCGAACATATTCACAGAGCGTTCAGCATCAATGCTGCTTACTCTCTGGTTGTTATAGCTGCCAACAATGTCATAGTCAGTCGTCTGCGTCATTAGTAGCTCAAAATATTCGGCCAGTAGAAAGGTTCAGGTGCGGTCATTACAACTGACGGTCTGATCGTTAAGTCTGTTTCATTGGCATTTTTGAATGTCATATAATAATCTTCGTACTCATCCTCATTTTCTTTCGGCCAATTGCCAGACGGATAATAAGCAAGAAACTTTCTAGCCAATGCATACTTCAAGAAACCGTAATAATTAGGCGGTAATTCACCAAGGGTATCTTGTGGCCCCAATGAATTGATCATCGACTTGACCTGAATCTTGAATGGATAAGGCTGATCGGGTACGGGGTAAACCGTAATAAAGCTTTCATCCGCTTGCTTGTTCAAAAAGATAAAGCCAGGTCTTGCTAAAAGATTCGTTTGACGAACAACACCCCAATAGGTCGCTTTATTAATGATGCGTAGCGGATAAACCAGTGCAGTCGCCGAGGTATTAAGATTTCCTTGATAAGTGGTAATCGTATTGATCGGAGTGCCATTGGTTTGAAGCGGAATGAATATATTCATCAACGCATTTTGTTCGGTCAAAGCAAGACGCAGTGTCGTTGCATCTACAAAGATCGTGTAATAGGTCACGCCAGTAACTAACGGTTGTGGAATCATACCAAAGCTTTGAAGTGTCACCGGTGTGCCGGTTGGGAATGCTGCTGTGTTACTGATCGTTAGCGTATTAGATGTATTATCAGCCGTGAAGTTAAACGTAATTGGGTTTGCTTGCTGATTAATACCAGTCCCTGGCACTGTATAGTTCGCAAAAACCAAATCGACTACACGATCGGCTGTAATATCGGTACCCAATATCATATCCGAAATCGAATAGGTGTCTTTACCCACAATAAATGTGTGATCAAGTGTTGTGAGATAAGGGATGTAAATGCTATCTGAAGCAAACTTATCTAATAGCTCATTGATTAGATCAAGCCCTGTCTTAAGCATGAATCCATCAGGTGTCTCGTCTACCCCAAGCTCGCCCAAGAGGTAAAGAGAATTCACAATCACATCGTTGGTCGTCCTAACCACTTGGGCCATAAAAGCCTCGCTCTGTCGAAAAAATCCATAAAAATCGACACACCAAAGTGATGTGTCGATTCAATCGACATGAATGCTTAGGAATCGTCGCCTTCGCCATCCACAGGGAACGCAACTGGATCAAGACCCTTTGTGATGTCTTTAGCGAGCATTTGTGCGTGCGCGCCGTTGTTACACATATAGGCATTGAATTCCATGGATTCGCCTCTTAGGTTTGGGCTACGTCCCGCATGGCGAGCTTGTTCAGCTTGAACCTTTTTAACGAATTGGTTTTTAGCGTTATGTTCAGATTCATAACGATTTTGGCGAGTCTTCGCCATCGCTGCTTCTTTGCTTGGGCTTCCGTCGTATCGATTTTTCATGAGGTAATTCCTTTTGTTTATTTACATCGTTTGGATGTCTAAACCATTCACCCGTTGCCACCATGTCATTTGCTACTTCATCCTCAACCACTCGAAAGGGTTGTGTTTTGTGATAGATACAGCAAAGTGACATGGGGCAAATCTCCTTATGACAATAATTTAACAGCGTATTGTGGGTGCCATTTAAAGCCGCACAAAATATCGATACGCATTAAGTTTTGGTAACCTAAAATATCGCCGGTTTGTGTGACGGCGAGGGACAATCCGGTTTCAGGATCAATCGCAACGCTTGAATATGGCACTTGTAATTTGTAGAGAGGTGGGCAGACGATATCCAATGCACGCGCAGGATATGCGACGTTTACGTTATAACTTGGCACCATGGTGACAACAGCGGCATTTGGGACGGCATTGCTGACGTTTTGTAATGGGCTGGATGTGTCACTGATAATGGTCGGGTTAACTTGTAAGGTGATTGCGCCACCACCACTTGAGTTAGCCGCAGCGGTTACAACAAACTGCATGGGCTGACCGGTTGATTGACGGGACAATGGATTAACACTATTCACACCGGCAATCGAGATTAAATCGCCTGGTAAGAAGTAATTGGTTACGCCCGCTGATGCACCAGCCAATACAATGGTGTTACCAGAAGAAACAGCACCGTTAACGGTCAATGTATCGCCTGAATGTAATAAGGGGCCAGCACCCGCTACGTGGTTAACAATGTTTTGGGATTGGAAAATATCGAAGTAAGACAAATGACCGATCGCGGATTGTCTGACGATATCTTCGTTAAACACCGGTGTGAAGTTGTTCAACAATGCTGATTTTAAGCTTGAACCGTCACGAACGGTCATTGCTAAATAAGCATCGGATGCAATGTTGACACCTTGTTCCAACAACTTAGCGCCTGCCAAGTCAACAGTTTGGAAGCTGTTAATTGGAGTGCCTGCGGTACCTGTGAAGAAATACAATTCCAACTCAGCATCTGCACAAATATCACGTTCCATTTGGGTGATAATGTTTTGGATCGCAGGTTGAATAAACATGCGGCTGAAGTCTTCAATACGCAATGATAAGTCTTGAATGGTGTAAGCAATCAAGGCATGGTATTGATGCGCTACCGTAATGGTCTCGACTGTTTCGATAATATCTTGCGGAACAGCGGTTGAACCATCGCCCACAATGAAGTTATTTTGTCTGCGAACCTGTAAGGTATCGCCGATCTTATAACCTGAACTTTGGAAATCGTCTTGATAGATGCGTGATCCAGTCATGACAAAAGGCGCGTTATTCGCAAACATTGCGAGCGCGGTATTAGACACTAACTGCGTATTAATAAATTGATTCGACATTGCCCGTCTCCATTCCATTGGTTGTAGGCAACTGGCGATGTCGTTATAAATTCATCACGACTTTTTCATGTGATAACTTTATAGCGAATCTATTTCCAGCTACCCGATCTCATGCGCTGCCGGATCGTTCCGACAGGTGTTTTATCGGTGACCACATGTGAATTGGTGACTGGATTGTTTTTGATTTGTCCTAAAGGACGGGTTTGGGGTGCGTTTTTCTGCTCGCCACCACTAATCAAAGCATGCGACAGTCTAGCCATCTCACTTGCTTGGTCTAATGGGTGGAGTTTGGAAATACGGTGTAGTTCTTCGGGGTTCTTACCAAGTTTATAGAGCACTTCTCCGGCGCTTCCTGCGCCACTACGCGGCAATGTGACTGCATAATCGCGCATTGATGGGGTATAGGGTGTATCACGCCCAAATACGACATCGTGAAAGTCATCGTACTTATCGCCAACATTATCCAAGTGTTTTTGAAACTCTTGGTATTGTCGTTGAACATGTGCCTGACTTTGCGCTTCATGCGCTTTACGCTCTTCCATTTCCTTGTGTTGGAGCGCATAGCTCACTGCTTTGTGGATATGCTCATCTATCCCGCCACCTTGCGGCGCTTGATAGGGATTCATTGTCTGTTCATGTGAGGCTTGCGTAGGTTGAGCCATCCTAGACTCTAAGTCGCCAATCCTGGCATGCAGTTCACGAACTTCCCGCTCGTGCGCTCTCTTTTGAGATTTCAACCGTTTTTGAACGGCTAATGTCTCTTTCGAGTGCGATCCCTCTGCTTCGCCGCCTTCCTCACCACCTTCCGGTTGTGATTCTTCGGCACCCATACTATCCATCACTTGATCAGCAAGACCATCCTGGCCTTGGTTAGAATCATGTCGAACATCCATATTCATCTCCACTCGGCATACTTGCCCATAGGTATTTGTGGCGTCCTAGTCGCCCAGCAACTCCTGTCGCTGATAAGCAAATTTTACGCTTCTCGATAGAATAAAATAGGTACACAGGTATAGATTAGAAAGGAAAAAGCCTCTATTGAGAGGCTTCTTTTTGAGGGTTATTGTGCTTATGAATATCCGCCAGAATCTTCGCTATCTCAACATCGGTACCTTCTCGATGCTTGATATGATCCAATCCATGCGTGACTTCGGCTTTCTTCAGGTTCAATTGATGATCCCAAATATTAAGTTGATTTGCAGCTTCCGCCTTTTGCGCATCTAATAATATCTGAGCTTTCTCAAGTTCCTGTTTCTGTTTCTTGATCTGCAACTCTTCCATTTGAATCTGCAATGCACCCTGTTTCTCTTGAATCTGAGCTTGTTTCAAGGCCATTTCAGCTTGCATCATCTGTTGTTGTGGATCAGGTTGTTTTGGTGGCGGTTGTTCACCCTTTTCTTTCGCAATAATTTCAGGCGGTACCAAGGTTTGGAATCGCTCTTTAATCGTCGGCATTTGTTGTAAATCAAGCTGACTTGCCCATAGATCAGCAATCAATGGGAATGCTTGCGGGAATGCCTTCAAGGTATCAGCAAAGAATTCCAAGCTAATATCTTTTTGAACCGCAAAGGATGGGCCTGTATCAATCTCAACGTCAAAGTCACCAGGCGCTAATTGATTGATGACCTTTCGCATATCGCCTTCACCTTCGGCCTTATTCATGATAATGGAAGATGATGTGCCATCTCGTTTCGAGATATTCATGTGTCTTTCTTCATCACCAATAATATATGGCAATAAGTCATTGACGATTCGACCACCTTGTTCAATGGCTTGATTGAGATTGTCGAAATAAACATAAGCTGACATCGATCCTTCAAGCTTACGCTCGCGTCTTGCTTTGCCGGATATATCTCGCCCTTGTAACTCGTCACTTTCAGAGAAGCCCAATATCTCTTTGATGTCCTGACTTGTCGATTGTGCGGTCATGAATAGACCTTGAGATATTTCCCAAGGCGGCATTTTCTGAGGCATCATTCCAGTTTTTGGGTCGGGCTTTGCTCGTAAAATACCCATTTGTAACTCGGGGTTACGCCAATCCTGTTCGTAGCCGATAATGTTATCAGGGGTACCCAGCCATTGCTCACGACGACGGTTTTTAAGTTCTGCGGCAGTTTCAGAACGGGAATAATTATGGAGTTTCTGGGCATCACGCGCCTCATGAATAAACGATTTCGTGTACTGACGACCTTCAATGTAATAACTATCACCGTCTACGAAGGGAATAGGTAACTGGCGAGAAGGCCACTCGCTAAAGTCAATAATGCGGTCTCGTATAAGACGATAATGCATAATCTTGTAATCTTGCGTCTGCCTTTCACCGACTTTAATGGGTCGATCTTTTTCAACAATACGCCTTGCTTCGCCAGTACCGGCGATGTCCAGTTTTCGTTGATAAGCTTTCTGTTCTTCTTCCCATTCATCATTGGTTAATACCTTAAACTCATTGCCGATTTTGATACGGTTAATGACGAGCGGAAACCATTCCTTCACAAACTCATCACACACAATGATTGTGTCTCGCGTTGTCCATTGGAAATCGAGCAACATATACGGATCGATATATGACACCGGATTTAATACGTATGGATAGGTCGCAAAGAATTCATCGCGTGTAAATACAAATCGACGAGAGCAAAAGTTACCATCGCCTTTATGTGGTTTTAATGCGGTGGGATCCCATGAACACATTGTCGCATCGGGAATTAAGTCGTATCGTATGATCTTGTTAAAACTACGCGGTGATTCATAATCGAGTAAGATTTGGAATGCACCGAAGCCCATCAATAAGGAGGATTTAAATGCTGTTTGATAAACTAAATCATTTTGCGATTGATAGGATATCGTTCGCACTAAATCGGCTCTTAAATTTATTTGTTCTTGCGTTGCTTTACCTGTTAGCGATCTTACTATTAAGTCTGGCTTGTTCTTGCGTTGTTCACCTATTACTTTCTTTGTGGAGTCATACAACTTATTGAATGTCATTGCAGGCTTAAACAAACGCGTAAACTCGGAACGCTCAACCGCAGTCCATTGATCGCGCAACACGAAATTCATGTCATCTTTGCCGCGCACAATGTTTTCGTTGAAATAACTATTCCATGTATTTAAGTGCTGGTTACAATTTTGTAGCACGTCAACTTCATCAATTCCCGCATCATTCAACATCTCAATGCGGCGTTCTTCCATTTCATTGATTTCATCAGGCGATAAATTTTCTGTATTGACGTCGTGTTCTTCGCGTTCCATGATTCACATTCCTTGTGAATAAAACGGTTATAAATGGCTCCAAAGTCTTTTTGTTCTGATATGTGAAACATAAGTGGGTTTCACGCCAAATTTTCTCGCAATATCCTTATTGCGAAGTCCTTTTTCGATCATTTCTTTAATGTGTTTTACAAAAGACTCATCAAATTTAGCCGCTGGGTTGTTTTGACCTCGACGCATTCCTTTCCATGATCTTCCGCCCATTCCCTGCATGGTCGGTGAGCAAACATCGCAATAGTGCCCTGCTTTGCCACCTGTTTTTTTAGCCATATTCAGTCTACAACGCGCTGCAAAAAACCGTTCGCCGCATCTAGCACAGTTCATTGGAACATTGAAATATGCGCGTTCTCGGCGTTTACGGTTTTGTCTTTCCATATCACATGCCTTGCAAATCTTACAAAGGCCATATGGTTGGGTAATATCTTTGAAAAAATACTGGGAAGGATTTTGATAAATCGTACGACAGGTATGACATTCTTTCATGTCCTGTTCGTTAATATACTTAAGCGTTCTTTTCTTTCTCATTGTCAACCATCCGTGGTTAATTATGAAAACTTTGTCAACCTTATCATCCTGACAAGGGGTAGGCGGCTAATAAACTAAAAGCACTAGAAGCATCTTTCAGCAATCGGTTTCTTAAAATTTATTAGCCTTCCTGTTCTATTGTACTACGCAACAACTTCCACATCAGCTTTATTCAAGTCTGCATAAGTCACTTCTTTCCAATCATCACACTTGATGTCATCACGGGAAAGAGAGTGCACCCCAGCATGTGCGTTTGGTGCTGGCATGATCTTCCAGGGTAAAGGCATACCTGGCATCAAGCAGATAAAGCCATCTTTGCGTCCCCAACCTTCACGTACCATATACTTACCTTGCTCTAATAAATCTAATGCTTCCTGAAACCTCATTGTTACTTTTCTCCTTAAATTAGACTGCGAATTTTATATATAACTTCTGGGTGCAAGGTATTTAACTTATCATTAAATTCCTTTAAACAATCGATTGCTATTTTCATATCAGTAAAAAGATCGCGTTTGTACCTTTCAGTGTCTGCTCCGCATGGCATAGGTACATTACATTGATTACCTAACATATTAGCTCCTATGGCAGAACTGTTAATTGACAAGATGTACCTGTGAAAACTGGTTTATACCATTGCGTACCATCTGAACCACGCGCAATAATCACATCTGAGGGTTTCACACTAAACCCTTGGGTTTTGATATAGTTATCTAAATATCCCGCCGCTGAGATTGTTGCAAGCGTATCAAGTGGCGCATGTAAGTGCCCAATACGTGGCACAACATCATTATTTTGACCTGGAAAATTGATCTTAAAGTTTGTTACTGACATGGTGTTTCTCCTTAGTTAATTAACCCCATACTATCCCTGTTTCATGACATGATTCGCATTTTTGGACTTGCTGGGATATTAAAAATAATTTTTTCCCAGCCCCATCGCATATCGGACACTTATGTGGTTTTTTTCCACCGAAATATTGGACTTGCTGAACATATTTATTCTTTTCAAGTGCCTCTAATCTTTTCTCTAATTCTTTAACTTTGCTTTCTAAACACGTAATCGCCCCACAATGTATTTCACACTCAGACTTAATCTCTCTTATTTCTTCATTGCGTCGAGCGCCTTCAAATATAATATCTTTCGCAACTTGCGCATCAGCTTGATAGGCTTTCTCTAACTCTCGATTGCATTTCTGCAAATTAAGCATCTGAACTTCGCAACCGCGTTGCCATGTTTCAATGGTCTGACGCATCTCATGAATCATATTTGCCGATACGTAACTATTTTCTATTTTAGAAACTCTATCAAATATATCTGTGATATTTTGTATTGATGGTAAATCAGGTACATGACATCCGCTCATCTTGTAATATTCCTCACATAATTTACGAGCTTTATCTATTGCTCGCTGTAAAAACTCAAAATCATCATGACTCATGTTTAAGCCTTTGGATAAGTTTTATTAATATCCCACCCGCAATACGGACAATGATTACTGTTAGCATGAAACCAATAGCATGCGCTCATCGTCCAATCGCTCTATAAAATAGTTCTTCATTACGCAACTCTTGTGGTTTCGCAACGCCACTATGATCTAACAAAATACCTGGCACTTGACGCACGATGTCTTTGTCATTTGCTAGAACTTCTTTTTTGTTTTGATCTTCAGTCATGGCTCATTTTCTCCATATCTTCTTCGGTCATTAAAATTGGGCAAACATATTTTTTCCATTCTTCCACAGCTTCCGAAAACGATTCTATAGCATTATCGCAAGGTGAATATTTATCAAATGATGCTTTGATAGTAGTTGTTTTTGAATCAATAAAATCTTTAGCTAAATCACCTACACAATCATTCCTATTTTTTTGTTTTCTCAGCCATGTTTCAAAATTCATTTAGGTATCCAAGTATTTTTAATAGTGCAGCATTTAATGACATTGCTAACAATTTTTTCTTCTTTATCAAAATCATCATCTTTCGGAACAAATTTTGGTATCGCAATTTTTCTATCTCCATCATTCACATAAGACACAGGATTTTCAATTTCATGATAATAATTGCGTCTTGTTCCATAACCAAATTCATTATCATCCATAATGTCATTCAATAACTGACTATTCATCGTTTTTATTTTGTCAGTATCAAATTTTCCTGTATCAATATCTTGATGCTTATCAAACTTAGCCATGACTGTTTGACGACATTCTCTAACTCTTAATTCCCTGAGTCGCTCATATCGTGTATATGGGACAGTCACCCATTTATGTGATTCATTCATCGTCCATGACATGCGGAAAATCCATATAATTATTATTAAAATGCCTTTCATTAATAGTAGAAAGTTCTTCAGAAATCCTTTCTAAAGATTTAGCTATTTGTGCAAGATACCGAATGTGTTCCGGTTTTGATTTCTTTTTAGTTTTTTCAACACTCATTGAATCATCCTTAATTCTGCCAACGCATGACTGGATTCCACATGTCCACTTTCTCAGTCGGTTTCTTTGTTTCAATGATCCGATCTGATGCGAATTTCATTAATCCATATTGTAATCCATCGTGCGGATGTGAGTATTTGTTTTTGTTCGGTTTGTCTTGGTAACGTTCTTCACCTGTTAGTTTCAACCGCTTAAAGACATAACCATTAATAAATCCCTTACGCAATACAGGACAAGCCTCACGCGATAATAAAAACGCGGGCTGACCATCAATCATTGAGTTTAGGAAATAACGGACACTTGATATACGTACATCAGGATCATTTGTAGTCGCTCCATTGGTTTTAATTCCGAGTGCATTGAGTTCACCAATGCAACTCAGCTCTTCCATGATATCGTCACCGGCTGCACCACTTGGATCAGCTTCGGACTCACCCACTTTATTGTATGGGAAGGACACTGGCAAGTCAGGAAGCACAACATTTTTCGCAAATGTACGTATCCCCATATCTTGCGCTACATATTCTTTTAGGATTCGCGCTTGCCCTCTCGGGCTAATCTGAAACACAACGCAAGCAGGAGTAAGACCAAAGTCCCAGCATAAATGTATAGGCAAACCCTGTATGGCATCGAGCCTGGGGACAGAATGAAGATCATCGTTATACTCAGGATATACGCGCTTACCAGACTCAACGATGCCATATTTGCCGCCACAGTAGACTTTGATAAATCCTTCCGTACGTTTCTCAGCCAATTTAACGTAATAGTCGGGAGAAAGGTTAGAATAATTGTCGCAGCCAGGATTAGCGATGTAATTCCCCATTTTATCTTTTGCAAAGCTGCCGTCTCCATTAATGATTAAGCCCGAAGGCTGATGAAATATCTTGTAGTTCGGTGTCGGATTTATTTCGAAATCTTTATTGATCCAGTGATCTTCATCGGGTGGATTTGTGTCTGCGATAATGCCTGACCAATAAGGCTCAGAACAAAAAGCCCGAGAAGGATAGCGATGATTAACGCGACCAATCAAATGATGCAAAACAGCTTGTGGGACTTCAGAAAGTTCATTGATGTATGCGCCTGTTGCTTCAATTGATTTCAGTTTACGAATATCTTCATCACGATCTAACGCGATGAAAACCAACTCCAATTCAATTATGCCGTTGCCATCGTTGAATGTGTGCTCGTAAGTGAGTAACGGTTTTTGTCGCTTTTTAATGACGCCCAAGTCACCAAACCACTGTAACCAGGTTTGGAGGGTGGTTGACTGTAATTCGCCGGACGTGTTTCGTACGATGAGCCATTTTGATCGCCGCCTATCATTGAACCATCGGGGCATTGCGCAGGCAGTTCTAACAATTTCATTAATGCAGATTGTAGATTTACCACTACCGTAAGGGCCCATAATGAGCTTAACAAAAGTATTATCAGCATGAAAAAGCTTGCCAGTTGGATTCGGAATATAGATACAGTCTTTATCGCTTGCATAGATTTTCGTTGCATCCTTATCAAATAAAATATGTTGAACATCTTGTCGTTTGACTGAATCACGAAGCGCATAAAAATCTTGTTTGCATTGCGCAAGTGAGATCATGGTTTATGTCCTGTAGGGAATCGATCATCGACAGGTCGTCTGGGTTCTTTTAATTGCTCGCGTGTTGTAAAGCGCATACCACAACGCAAACATTCGCGTCTGCGTTCGATTGCATCTCGCACTTCATCGTGACGGGTATAAACAACATGCGAGTCTGGGTATTTGCATCCAGTACATTGCATAGTTTATTTAGCCTCGAGAACCTGCCTCATGACTTCATTACCATGTACGACTTTTGCAGCCGAATTGGTTGGACGTGGCACAACAACTTTCGTATGAAAGATAGGTGCATGTGGTTTTGGGTTTTGTGAATTAGGTAGGTCAAATGCTGTTGCGCCCACCCCTTGGTCGCCGTTTTCTTCTTTCATATCAATATCCTTTTGATAATTACTTACGAAGTCCGCTTAGTGTTTTAGCAAGATTAGCACGTTTAGCAAGCGTCTTATTCTTAGAATGAGATGCCTTCTCAATCTTTTTTGCGGGAATTTTTTTCCCTTCAGGAACGCCTAATTCTCGGTGCAATGCACCTTTGTGTTTAGCCGTCGCTTTCTGAATCCATTTTTTGTCCGCCATCTTTAGCAACTCCTTTCGCTGCAAGTTCACGTTTCAGTTCTGCTATCTCTTCGTAGAGTTCGCGCATGCCAGAATTATCGCCATATAATCTCGGAACAAGTTTAGATGCTAACCATTTACGCGTATCCACTCTTAAACGAGAGCGCGCGGCAAACTCAGTATTAATAACTTCATAATCGTTTCCATCTCTGTCTTGTCTAACAATCACATCATGGGAGCTATCATCAGATATTTCGATTATTTCTTCTACGAGTGCGCGTACTTGATCTTTTTTTGCTTTCGCGTAAAGGTCAGAAAACATTTCATATTTTCGTAACCATTGATAGATGGTGTCATGAGAAGGCCAGTGAGGATTTTCACGGCACAGTTTTTTGAGTCCAGATCCATTTGCTGCAATAGTATCGCAAATTTCTTTGGCTAGTTTTTCGGTATAAATTGTAGGTCTTCCGCCTGACATATCACAAATCCGTATGTGAAATATGAATCAATTATGTATCAAATAATATCCTAAGTCACGAGTGAATATCCGCGCTTGATACGGCGCTTGGATAATTGTTCGATTTGTTTCTGTAATTCGAGTCCGCTCGTACAAGCAATAAAGCGAACACGGCAAACATGACGACCGCCATAATTAATCCTAATGCCCACATCACCTAACAAATCCTTGTGTAGTGATAAATAGTAAAATCGACCGTTAGTTTTGTTCTCAAATTTAATCATAAAGCCTCGGATGTTGTTGCCTATCCGTGGCTAGATAATATTATTTTGATTCCAAAAATTTCTTCTCAAGTAGTTTCAAAGCAGACTCACACTCTTCATGTGAAAGGATGTTGTCACTCGGCTTTATATTAAATGCTTCGCTCAACAAAGCAAGTGCGAGTGCAGTTTCGGAACCCACAGCCGGTGAGATTAAGGCCCCAGCGACAGTCGGTGCAAACTTTTCAATAACGGGAAATGCCTTACCTAAAAAATCCTTAAACATCATAAACCCCTGTTAACATTCCATGTGCGAGAGCGGTAGCGCGACCTTTGACTTGCTCAGCCCATTTGCTGTTTAGCATTTCAAAAGCGGCTTGTTTGTAATCATGTTGTGAAATCGCATTCAGCATTTTGTTAAATGTGAGAAACTTTTTCCATCCCATAAATGCCATATCAATCAACACGATCTGACGATCCAATGTTAAATCTTCAAACCAGGGAAATGCAATTAATTGTTTATAGAAATATTCGATATCTTGTTGGAACTGATTATTGATGCATTCATCAGACCACCCTCTGTCAGACAAATTATAACCAATACCAATCGTGATTTTGCCGACGGTATCCACGTAGGGAAAGCGATTATATCCTTCATGCTGGACAAGCGATCGACGCAACTTGGCTATCATTTCTGGTGTCATCATGACTCTCTCTCATCAATCCTAGAGAAAAGATCGTATCACAAGCACACCCACATTTCTTGCAAACATAGTAATCGTTCAAAACTTCCACATATTCCTTGTGGCAACGCGATAAGATCATACGTCATTCCTTAACGTAAAAAATGCCCGCTGGTGACGGGCTGTCATATTTGACTAGATTGATGAAAGCTAAGCGGCTGTTGGAATCGTTGAGAGATAGAACAAAAATAGTTTCTTCGCTTCTTCAAATCCGTGCGCGACTTCGGCGAAAGCTCCCTGCTCTCGCAAACACTGCAACCATTCTGCCTGTTCTGGGTCGATTTTTCCACCTTTTATTGGCTTCATTTCGCAATAGAATCCAGTGTAGACGGGGGTTCTAAGGCAAACAAAGACATCGGGAAAACCCTTAGAGGTTCCCATCATTTTGAACAAATATCCCTCTTGTAAGGATCGTCTGCCACCGTTGGGGCTATGATGAACCTTGTAGTTTTGTTTCTTTAACCAAGTCACAAATTTGATCTGTTCCGTTCTCTCGGGGTTCGAGCGTTTCTTTTTTATCAAACTGACAATCCGTGTCATAGGTTGATTTTCCATAAAGTTGTTTAAGGGCGGCAAAGGTTTTCGCTTTGTATTTCTTGCCGCGACGAGTCCATTCGTTCGCTTGGAATTGTTTCACGTATAACATCCTTGTTATATTGATCACTTTTTGTATAGGTTTATAACCTTATTGGAAGCCCGTGGCGCCGTTTTCTCTGCTATGGGTACCCTAAGACCCCTTGATATCCTTTCGAGCATCTCGTTGGCCTCTTTACGCCGTAATAGGCGGGATCGATCATACCAGTCTCCGACGGGTAGGTTTGCAGCGGCTTCCTCACTCAACGACAAAAGAAAATCCATTCTCTCTTTGTCCAAGGGCGTACTCTCCGGTTAATAAATCATCATTTTTCGTTTCATTTGGGTAAGCATTTCTTTGAAGGCAGGTGGAACGACCATTTTCTTGCGGGCTTCATGTTCCTCTATGTGGGCAGCCTCGTTCTTCATCTGTGCCCAATCGTGTTTGACCGCATTGGCCTCTTGCATGGGCGCAGCCTTGGGGGAAGGCTTTGGCTTGTGATCTGCTTTGGGCTTTTCATTGCGTGAAACGCAAAAGCTTTTTTCTTTTATTTTTTTAGAATCTTTTATTTTTTTTATATCTTTTATTACTAGTGCCTGTTTTCCCAGATTCTGGCTTTTACGAGAAGTCGACAAACCCGTATTCTGGATGCCTGTGGATAACTCGTCTCCACAATACGGGTTTTCAGTATTCTGGGTTTCCACAAAATTAACTAGGGAAGTTTCCCAATAAAGAACCTTTCCTAGTTCGTCTCTAACAGGCTCAATTTTGACCAGCCCCGCTTCTTTTAACATCTTGATTCTTTTCTGGATGTACTCTCTACCTTTGCCAAAGCGTTTGCCTAAGTGGGTTTGGCAGATTTGCCAGTTCTCGGGCTT